TATGTTTTTCTTTTAGGATCCATATAGGTGGGGTAATATTTCTTCGGGGAAAGCGGATGCTGTGAACCGAGCGTGGATGCGTGGCGCTCACAGACGCAGCGAGTACCCTTTAAATCTGTCTCACAGACAAGGCAGAACATGACAATTGAGCTGCAACCTACAAGTGATGTGCCGTTACCAAAAGATTTTGGTGACGAAGTCGGCGCGTCTTTGCAAGAAAATGCTCGTGTCGCTGCCACTACTGCCGCTTTGATGGCTGAACTCGACATGCCCTTCGAGATGACGGAGGAGGATGAGAAGTTAGCCCATGACTTGTTCAAGCAATTTGACAAGCAAAAGCGTAGATCGCCATCAAACGAATACAACCCCCCTTCTCTCTATCAAGGTAACGTAGCCTTAAAGTTATCTGCGCTCCTTACCGAATACGACCATCGGGTTGTGCTTGATGCTACGCAAGCACGGACATACATAACTAACCGTCTTTTAGAAATATCTTCTTGCGGCGACGCCCGCTACGAATTAAAGGCAATCGAGCTACTCGGAAAGCTCTCAGATGTTGGTGCGTTTACAGAAAAATCAGAAGTTACTATTACGCACCGCACCTCAGACGACCTTAAAACCGCAATCGCCGACAAAATCAACCGCCTTTTGGCTGCGCAAGCCGCAAATACCATCGATATCACCCCGGAACATGACTCGCTAGAAGCTGAATTAGGGCTACTTGATGCCCCAGAACCTGAAAACGGCGAAGAATGAACCCGCAAGAGTTACAAAACCTACTGAAAATCCTGCCAAACCTGCCGGAAGCGCAGCTTCGTGACCTTTATGCGAGCCTAGAAGAGCATGAAATCATACAAAAGCGAGAGAATGCAGCGAATAACTTCATGGATTTTGTCCACAAAGTGTGGCCTAACTTTATTGATGGGGCTCATCACAGCCGGATGGCGCGTGCTTTTGAGAAAGTGGCGCGAGGGGAATGCAAACGCCTCATCATTAACATGCCACCACGGCACACCAAGTCCGAATTCGCCTCATATCTGTTGCCAGCATGGTTTCTGGGCAAGTTTCCTCACAAAAAGGTAATTCAAACCTCTCATACTGCCGAGTTAGCCGTAGGCTTTGGTCGTAAAGTCCGTAACTTGGTGGACAGCGACGTGTATCGGGGTATTTTTTCTGACACAACACTGCAAGCAGACTCAAAAGCCGCCGGTCGATGGAACACTTCGAAGGGTGGTGACTACTTCGCTATTGGTGTGGGTGGTGCGGTAACCGGTAAGGGTGCTGACATACTAATAATTGACGACCCGCACTCGGAACAAGAGGCTGCATTAGCCGAAGTGAACCCGGAGATCTACGATAAGGTCTATGAGTGGTACACATCAGGGCCTCGTCAGCGTCTACAGCCGGGGGGATCTATTATTATAGTGATGACGCGCTGGTCGAAGAAGGATTTGACCGGGCAAGTACTAAAAGCCGCTGCGCAACGTGGTGGTGATGAGTGGGAAGTGATTGAGTTTCCTGCCGTTTTGCCCAGTGGCAACCCACTATGGCCTCAGTTCTGGACGTTAAAGGAACTTCTAGCTCTAAAAGAAGAACTGCCCAACCAGAAATGGATGGCGCAGTACATGCAGAACCCCACATCAGAGAGTGCCGCTATCGTCAAGCGAGAGTGGTGGCAGATATGGGAGGAAGATACCCCACCCCAGTGTGAGTTTGTGCTGCAATCGTGGGATACGGCGTTCGAGAAAAACAACCGTGCCGACTACAGCGCGTGTACTACTTGGGGCGTCTTTTATCACGACGATGACGCGGGTATCAAACAAGCAAACATCATACTTTTGAACGCGCTCCGTGATCGGATGGAGTTCCCAGTGCTAAAGAAAAAAGCAGTGGAAGAGTTCAAAGAGTGGGATCCCGACTCAATCATCATTGAGAAAAAAGCATCTGGGTCGCCGTTGATCTATGAGATGAGATCGATGGGCATACCCGTGCAGGAGTTCACGCCATCCAAAGGCAACGACAAGATAAGTCGGTTAAATGCGGTCTCTGATTTGTTCGCATCCGGGCGAGTCTGGGCACCCAACACACATTGGGCCGAAGAGGTCATAGATGAGGTGGCGTCGTTCCCCGGTGGGGAGCATGACGACTATGTTGACTCCGTGTCTCTCGCGATGATGCGCTTTCGCAAAGGCGGTTACATCCGCACGCTGTTAGATGAGCCAGAGGAAGTGCAGGAGTTTAGACGCAGGCGACCGTATTACTAAGGAAAAATCATGGCAACAAATATAGATAAAGCGCTAAACCAAGCTCCTCTTGGCTTGGATGCCGTAGGTGTAATGGAGGCTGATGAGCCCTTATTCGAGATTGAGATCGAAGACCCCGAAGAGGTCACGATTCGTGCTGGTGGTATGGAGATTGAGATCGAGCCGGGCAAAGAAGAGGATGATGAATTTAATTCGAATCTTGCCGAGAAGCTGAGTGATGAGGTGTTGGAAACTTTGTCGGGCGAGCTAATTGGTGACTTTGACGATGATGTAGGTAGCCGCAAAGACTGGATGCAGACTTACGTCGATGGCCTTGAGCTTTTGGGTATGAGACTGGAGGAGCGCAGTGAACCGTGGGAAGGCGCTTGCGGGGTTTACCATCCCCTTTTATCTGAGGCTCTGGTTAAGTTCCAATCCGAGACGATTATGGCGACTTTCCCGGCGAGTGGCCCGGTTAAGACGCAGATCATTGGAAAGGAGACCCCTGAAAAGAAGAAATCTGCGGAGCGCGTCCAAGCGGATATGAACTATCAGCTCACTGAGGTGATGACTGAATACCGCAGTGAGCATGAGCGCATGCTATGGGGTTTGGGGTTGTCGGGTAACGCGTTCAAAAAGGTCTACTACGATCCGTCGCTTGAGCGTCAGGCATCTATCTTCGTGCCAGCCGAAGATGTTGTAGTGCCGTATGGCGCAAGTAACTTGGAGTCTAGCCCGCGTGTCACGCATGTGATGCGCAAGACCGAGAATGAGCTAAGGAAGTTACAAGTGGCAGGCTTTTACCGCGATGTAGAACTTGGCCCTCCGATGAACACATTGGATGATGTCGAGAAGAAGATCGCAGAGAAGATGGGCTTCCGTGCTACAACGGACGACCGGTACAAGCTGCTTGAGATGCAGGTTGATTTAGATTTAGAAGGATATGAGAGTGAAGATGGTGTAGCACTCCCTTACATTGTCACACTAGAAAAAGGCACCGGTACTATTCTTGCCATTCGTCGCAACTGGGAGCCAGACGACGACACACATCAGAAGCGGACCCACTTCGTACACTACGGTTACATACCGGGGTTTGGCTTCTACTACTTTGGCCTGATCCACTTGATTGGCGCGTATGCCAAGTCGGGCACTTCCATTCTTCGTCAACTTGTTGACGCGGGTACGCTGTCTAACCTGCCGGGCGGTCTAAAGACCAAAGGGATGCGTACCAAAGGAGACGATACTCCGATCTCTCCCGGAGAATGGCGCGACGTGGATGTGGCCTCCGGCACCATACGTGACAATATTCTGCCGCTGCCATACAAGGAACCGAGCCAGGTATTAAAGCAGTTGATGGATCAGATCGTTGATGAAGGTCGTCGGTTTGCCACCGCTGCTGACCTAAAAGTGTCTGATATGTCGGCACAGGCTCCTGTTGGAACAACGTTAGCACTACTAGAGCGCCAACTAAAAGTGATGTCTGCTGTTCAGGCACGCATTCACTTCGCGATGAAACAAGAGTTCAAGCTCTTAAAACACATCATCGCTGCTTACGCACCAGAGGAGTATAGCTACGACCCAGTAGAAGGCGACCGCATGGCGCGGCGTTCAGACTACGACAACGTGGATGTAATCCCTGTATCCGACCCTAATGCTGCAACGATGTCGCAGAAGGTGGTTCAGTATCAGGCAGTTATGCAGATGGCACAGGCCAATCCACAGATCTATGACATGGTCGAGTTGAACCGTCAGATGTTAGAGGTTCTTGGCATTAAGAATATTGGGAAGCTCGTACCTAGTGCAGAGGATCAGAAGCCGAAAGATCCAGTGGCTGAGAATATGAATATTCTAAATGGCAAACCAGTTAAAGCGTTTGCTTACCAAGACCACGAAGCACATTTGCAAGTTCACATCTCCGCCATGCAGGATCCCAAGATTGCGCAGCTTGTAGGTCAAAACCCGCAAGCACCTGTAATTATGGCTGCTATGCAGGCACACATCAACGAGCACATTGCGTTTGAGTACCGTAAGCAGATTGAAGAACAACTTGGTGTACCGCTACCACAGACCAAAGAAGATGAATCTATGCCTCCAGAAATTGAGCGTGAGGTTTCATCGATGATGGCACTAGCCGCAGGTAAGTTGCTACAGAAGAACCAAGCCGAAGCCGCACAACAGCAGGCACAGCAGACCGCGCAAGACCCAGTCGTTCAGATGCAGATGAAGGAGTTGGAGCTAAAAGAGCGTGAAGTGGGTATTAAGGAGAAGAAACTCGAAGTCGATGCTGCGGCACAAGACGAGAAAGCTCAGATTGAGCGTGAGCGGATCGCTGCGCAACAGCTTATTGCCGGGCTACAAGTAGGCGCAAAGACCGTCAGTGCACAACAAGACCTTGATGCCAAGATGCAGGCTGAAGGTGTTCGATTAGGTATGCAAGCTGTTAAAGACCGTAGAGAGGCGGCACGGCCCGCGCAAAAACCTAAACCAAAGGAGTAATCAGTGGACAAAACACTGGCAATCATTAAAGAGCAGATTAACGAAAAGCAAGCTCAGCTCGCGCACGCTGTGAGCGAAGGCACAATGAAAGATTTCGCAGAGTATCGCGCAATATGCGGGGAGATTCGGGGTCTATCCATCGCAGAAGGTTTCATATTAGACCTTGCAGACCAAATGGAGCGTAACGACGATGAGTGAAATACTAATCGCAACGGAAGCTGGGGAAACCTCCACGCTACCGGAATCGAACGAAGCAAAGGCAACGCAACTACCAAAACCAAGTGGGTACCACATTCTTGTGGCGCTCCCAGAGGCAGAGGAAAAGTACGAAAGTGGACTCATCAAAGCCGATGAGACTCGCCGTTTTGAAGAAGTACTGGCAACAGTCTTTTTTGTCGTTGAGCTTGGGCCGGATTGCTATAAGGATGAGAAGCGGTTCCCGAGTGGCCCGTGGTGTAAGAAGGGCGACTTTGTTTTGGCCCGTCCAAATAGCGGCACCCGTTTAAAAATTCACGGCCGAGAGTTCCGCCTTATCAATGACGATACGGTAGAAGCAGTCGTGCAAGACCCCCGTGGCATCAGCCGCGCATAAGGAGGAATTATGGATAAAGTTGAATTTGAGTTTCCCGACGAGAAAGAAGCAAAGGCAGCAAAGGCAGCAAAAGAAGCCGAAGCTAGTGCGCCGGAACTAGATTTTGAGATTGAGGACGATACCCCCGAAGAAGATCGTGGTCGGGAGCCTTTACCTAAACCTATTGTCGAAGAACTTGAGCAGGACGAATTGGAGGACTACTCCGAGAAGGTAAAAATTCGCCTGAAGCAGATGAAAAAGGTTTGGCATGACGAGCGTCGGGAAAAGGAAAGCGCCCTGCGTGAGCGTCAGGCTGCGGAGGATCTAGCCAAACGTATTCTTGAGGAAAACAAGAAGCTGAAAAACCAGCTTTCTGAGGGTGAAAAGATGTATCTTGACACTTTCAAGAACGCCGCCGAATTAGAACTTAACGACGCAGAGCGGGCTTATAAGTCTGCTTATGAGGATGGTGATTCTGACAAGATGCTAGAAGCGCAACGGAAGTTAGCAGAAGTTAACTATAAGTTGCAAAAAATAAAAGATTACGTACCCTCTTTACAACAAGAGGAAAATGAAGTACAACCTCGACAAGAAGTCCCAGTGGCTCGTCCTGACCCAAGGGCAGTTGCGTGGCAAGAGCGCAACGTCTGGTTCGGTAAGGACGAGGAGATGACCAGTCTTGCACTTGGACTACATCAAAAGCTGGTCAAGCAGTACGGGGAAGCCTATACCACCACAAACGAGTATTGGCAGAATATCGATGACACCATGCGTCGTCGCTTCCCTGACTACTTCCAAGATGATTCTTCGCAACAGGTTAGGGAAGCCAAACCTGCTTCGCGCACAGAAAAGCCGTCCACGGTCGTGGCTCCTGCGACCCGCAGCACATCCTCCAAAAAGATCGTGCTAAAGAAATCGCAGTTGGACACCATCAAGCGTCTTGGTATTACCCCAGAGCAGTACGCCCGTGAACTTATGAAAATGGAGGCCAACAATGGCTGAAAACAAACTTACTCGTGAACTTGAAACGCGTGCCGTGCAGGAACGTCCTAAGCAGTGGACACCCCCTGAGCTTCTCCCTGAACCAGATAA